ATAAATGCGCAGTTGCGGGGATTCTCGTTCCACAGCTCTACCAGCGCCTTATAGTTGTCCTGGCATACCCGGTGCCAGACGTTGACAGCGGAGGTCACACCCCCGTGCTCTAGGGCCTCATACTGGGGCTTGAGGGCCGCCCAGTCGGGCAGATACTCCGGGTCGAGCCCCGTCATGATGTGGTCTACCTCCCGCCCGTGTCGGATGTTGTTGAGCAGCATGGAGCGCCCCACACCCACATCCACATCATTGGCGTTGGCCAACGCGAAGGAGGCCGGGGTCAGCTTGGCAAAGTTCAGTTTGGTGATCATGTTCATTCGTCCTTTCTTTTTTACGGCCTTTGGTTTAAACGGTTTCGGTGGCGGGTTCGTAGATTTCGCCAATGTACTGCTGATACTCTTCCTGGGGGATGACGCCGGCGGCCACATCGGCCCGCGCCAGGGTGCGTACGTCCTCCTTTACGGGGTCAAGGACGCTTTCGAAGGTGCGCGCACCCCGTTTGATACTGCGCCAGTAGCTGTGTGCGATTGCTTTTACTGCCATTGTTTTCAACCTCCCAGCATTTCATATATATCCAGCAACGCATCGTCCTGCTGTGCGTTGATAGATGCCTGTTCGGCCTGGCTCTCAAAGAGCGCGATAGCGGTTTCGTCGGTCTGCGCCAGGGCCTCCTCCAGGAGCCCAAGCCGATCCAGAGGCGACGGCTCAGGTTCCGGCTCCGGGGGGCGCTCGGTGGGAGTAATGCCCACCAGTGCCCCCTCCTCAATCTGGAGATCCCCCCAGCCATAGGTCGCCCAAACAGCGGCCTCCAGGTGGACGGGCACCTCTATGTAGCCATCTTCCCACACCCTGGCAGCACCGTGGCGGGACTGGATATTGCGGGAGCCGTCCTCACGGGCGTTGATTTCGATGATAGTCATGAGGCACCTCCGAATTTCAATGCTACATAATTGAGCGGCTGTGCCGGATTGCCAGTTGAATTTATGTTGGTGCTACCATCCCATGTAACATACTGACTTCTGTTACTCCCTGTGGAAATTTGGGCTCGTACTTTTGGATATAGCATGGCAAACGGCGGAATACTATTGGCCCCTTCTCCTCCGTATATAACCCATACCACATCCGGCGTGAATGGCAAGGCAACGCTGCTCGTAAAAGTACCAAGCGCTGCGCCTTCAAGGGTCGCTCCGCCGAGCCTGTCCGCCACACTCGACCCATCCGGCATAAATACCACTTCGGCCAAGGTCTGCGGCATGACATCGCACTCCTTGCCCTGTAGCCGCTCCACCCGGTACGGGCTGTCTGGCATTGAGGTAGGCGTTTTGGTGTAGGATAACTGTCTGTTTTCACTTATCCAAGAGTTATCCATGATTTCCTGCTCGGCCTTTACAGTGAATTGCCCTCCTGCCGCGCTCGGAAACCTGGATACCGGGATAGTCACACTATCGCCAGACTTCAAGGTCAGTTCTCTCTGGTAATCGCTGTCGGTATTTTCAAAAACCTCTGTTACTTGAATGGGCCTATTCAAGTCTAAGGCCAACGCTGTATACGTTATCGCCCCATGGATTTCCCCAATATTGCCTTCTGGCATGTATACTCTTAATGCATCCGAAGGGACAATGTTCACGGTCTTGGATAATATGGGATCGCCATATACGCCAGAAATGCTTGCGGACACGCGGTACTGCACACTTGTCCACTCAGCCTGCGCTCTGTCGTTATAGACCAGGGCGACTCCCGCGTAAACCTGCGTCCAGCCTCCGGAATCCACCCTGCGCTCCAGTTTGTAGTTTTCCGCGCTGTCTGCGGACTCCCAAGTAATATCAATTGTCTGACCGACCATAGCCGCATCTGGCACATCTATACTGCTAATCTCAGGTTTTGCGGATTGATAGATATAATAATATCCATCCTTTACTCCGTTTTTAGGATATTCCGCCTCGTTTCTGCTGGTTACAGTTTGGATTAACTCCCCGTATGTTTCCTCTGCGACATACCTTCTAAATGAGCCTTCACTATGATAAAGTTTTGAATCATCGGTAACCATCCATCTACCACCGTCGCCCGCGTTATACATGATATATTTACCATGGTCGATGAGATATTCGTCTCGGCTTGATGGCATGCGATCCAAGTACCTTGAATCCTCAAGTGTGGACAAAGTGGTAGTTGGGTAAAATTTACCTTGATTGTCAAGTGTATAACCAGAACAAAGTATAACCGGAAAACTTATATACCACTTGTCACTAGTTACAGTTTCCTTCGCTACGTGCTTTATATAATACTTATTCCAGACATAAAGCATGTTAGTGCCCACCTCCCGCATAGTCCGCCAGAATCAGGCCATAGAGCGTATTTGCCTTCCGGGAGGCCGGAGGCACCGCCTCCTCCACCTCATAAAATCCACCTATGTCAGGGAGCTGCTCACCAGGCACCTTGCCATCGGGCCCCAGCGTCGCCAGTCCCGAAAATGCCTCTCCGATCTCTTTAGCGGCCGTCTGCGCGGCGTTGACCTGCTCCATGAGGTAGTTGTAGCCGTGCTGCTCGCTCAAGCCCACCTCTGCCCCGGTGGGGGCCACGGTCTGTCCGCCGGTCCAGTCCTCCGGCAAGTCCGCCGGAAGCGGAGTTTTGATCGGATTTTCAGCCATTGCTTACCACTCCTTCCGCAACAGGGATAATGTGCTTCAAGACCACATTCGTGGTAACAGGGATATACACGGTGGAGGACGTGAGGATATTCCCCTCTGCATCCAGCAGTTCCAGGGCGGTGATCTCTGTGGCCTGGGACGGCAGGACGGTATAGGTGACGGTAAGCTCCGACCCCTCCACGGTCTTGGTTAGTCTGGTAATCGCAACTGTTCTGTTGACCCGGGCAGAGGCCACATCGCCGCTGACGAAGTTCGCCACACCGGCCAAGAGGTCCTGCTGGATGGATGGCGTCTCAGGCATCTTAATCACTCCCTCTGGGCCGTCGGTTGCGAAGGGCAGCCGCCCCAGCTCCCACGCCCCCAGCTTGTAGCTATAAATTCTCTGCGTGGACGAAATTGTCTCGGAGAGCAGCAGCCCCGTCCGCACAAACGGGGCGTTCACCCACATGATATGCGCCGGTTTGATACGGTTGATGGTGAAAGCCAGCTCAGTGGCGTAGTTCTGGTTTTGGGCCGCGCTTTCGATATAAAGTGTGTAGTTTGGGTAGTCTACCGTGACCTTCCACTCACCCGGCCCAATCAGCTCGTCCAGCTTTTGATAGAGGAATCCCAGGGTATAGGGCGGACGGGTAGAAATGCGGTTGAGCACGCGGGTCCTTCGGAATGCCAGGCTTTCCACCTGTGGGTTTGGTACAATTCGGAATACCTGCTCCCACATGCCAACCGCCCTCTCGTCCATCGTCTGGAAAAAGAAATTGTCAGCCACACCCACGATTTCCTCCGCCAGGGCCTCAAACTGCTGCTGTTCGGTCAAGCAGATCTGCTGATAGTCCAGCACCTCCCGGTACCACGGGGGCAGCAGGGACAGCAGGCTGGTATCCAGCTCAATTGGATTCATTCAGCTTCACCGTCCCTATTACGGGCACCTGCTGGGTTTCGCCCGTCTCCGTCAGGAGGAGATCTGCCGTACCGCCGTTGAGCTGCACGTTGGTGGCGTTGACCACGCCGGCCACCCCTACGATAGCGGCGGTAACCCTGGCCACGTACACATCGGCAGCGTAGGACACGTTATTGGCGGACACGTTGGTGTCCCACCCCTGCCGCACACTGCGCAGATATGTCTCAATGGCCTGCTCCTTACGTTTGCACCCTCCGGCAAAGTCGTCGGAAGCGAGGCTCATACCGGAAAAAGCGATCAGAGCAATACCAAGTGTCGCGGATAAGACTGCTGTTTTCAAAAGGCGTTCTCCCATCTGTTAACCGTATTCAGAATGTTTCTTTATATGTTTGAAAAGTGTTTTCCGTCAATTGGAATGCTCCCGGGAATACTACGGATTGAAACCTCATGTTTCTTCTACGCCGGTTCTTTGGGGCTTGTTCGTTGAAGCTCATTATATTGCTGCGG